CGAGCCGGCGACGGAGAACGATTGCGCCGCGCCGATCGCCGTCAAACCGATTGCGGAGTTGCTAGCGGCATCCTATCCGCCTGTCGAGCATGTCAGCGATCCCGCGCTCGTACACCCGGGCCTTGCGCTTCTATTCGGTCCCAGCGGTATCAGCAAGACCTATTTCACGCTCGCTTGGGCGCTGTCGGTCGCTGCTGGCCAGTCGTTTCTCGGATGGAAAACCCCAACCCCGCGTGGGGTGCTTTATATCGATGGAGAGCTGGGCGGCCGAACGATGCAGCAGCGTGTGCGGCTCCTATCGAGTGGGCACGAGATCCAGTTAAAGGCGCCATTCTACGTCTCGAGTTTTGACGACCAGGCAAGCGGGCTGTTCCCCAACCTCGAGGATGACGAACAACACTCACGCTACCTACTCGGCATACCCGACGATGTGCAATTGATCGTGCTCGACAGCCTCTCGACACTCGCCGCGCTCGAGGAATCTAACGACGCAAAATCCTGGGGGCCAGTACAGCGGATGCTGCTCGGCCTGCGTCGTCGCGGGCTCTCCTGCATCGTCGTCCATCACGCTAACAAGGGCGGCACCGACCAGTTAGGCACGTCCCGCCGTATCCACATCATGGATACCGTCATCAGCCTGCGCGAGCACAAGGCGGAGGAGGGCCAGGCACCCGGCCATCAGGATGTAGAGGTACATCTCCCCAAGGGCCGCAATCTCCCTAGGGACATGAAGGACCCGTTCATCGCAACGCTTGCCTCGATGGGCATGAAGAACGGTCAGCCAGAGTCCATGTTCTGGGGCCGCGGAGATCTCATCACCCGAAAGACAACGCAGGTCGAGGAAATGCTCCGTGCCGGGGTTCCCATCTCCGCAGTTATCCAAGAGACGGGCTGCGCCACATCCCTGGCCTATCGAATCAAAGACCGCTTGGTATCGAGCGGCGCTCTCAAATGGTCGGGCTCAAGCAGGGGCAGAAAGCGGAAGGATATCGATGATTAATTCCACCTGTTTCCACACTTCTTCCACTATTTATTTCCACACCCGTGGGAAGGGCGAAAATGCATTTCCACCACTTAGGAAAAGTGGTGGTGGAAATTGCATTCCCGCCTTCGAACTTCCCACGGCCGTTTTCCACTCCTACTGGCAGGGGAAATGCCCCTCCCGAGGCTGCTGCGAATGAACGAGACGAACGACCTGATCGCAGCGTCTGAAGCCATCGCACGCTACGAAGAGTTTTGGAAAAAGGGCGGCGAAGAGGAATTGCGCGCCGTAATCCATGCGGCGTACAGGCCTTTGCTTGATGGCGTCCGTATGCGGCTGGAACGTGTGGCAGCAAGCCAGACGACAGAGCAACAACCCACCGACCGAGGCTGCGTATGACCATCAAATACACCACGACTCTCATTCGCAGTGATGGCCCAGTGGTTACGAAATCCGAATGGACTTGGCGCCAACGCAAGGGCGTTGTCATCCATGACGGTCTGACTGGCCGCGTCTACATGCACCGCAACGGCCGCACGCGCGACATTACGAACTGGCCGAAGCCCCGAGGCTGCGTATGACTGACCTAGCGCCAGACGATGGATGGTTGTTCTTCAGTGAGCGCCAGGCTGGCCTCACGCATAACGATATTGCTAGCTACGCCTATCCGGTCGGAAGCCCCAAACGGTACACACAACGCGGATGGATGCTATGGCAGGCATTTGGGTGGCGACAGCAGAAGGCTAAGCCCCGAGGCGCGAGCCGATGAGTGCCCCCCGCAAGCTAACCGACGACCAGATCCGCCTCGTACGTGACGCTATGGCGAAACGTCGTGACCTACAGCGGCAGTTAGAGCTACTCCCTACCCTAGAGGCCATGGCAATAGAACTCGGCGTGTCGGACCGCTACTTGCGCGAGATCGTGTACAACAGGGCGAGGCTCGTGATCGTCTCAGTCGCCTAACTACGATCCACGTGAAACCTCCTAACACCGGAAGTATGTCGCGGTGATAAATAGCTAGCGCACTCGGGCTGGACAGCCCTTGGGAGCGCTAGCGTTGAAGGTCACAATCACAGGCGATCTCGTACAGAACCGCGTCAACGAACGCGCCGCCTGTATCTTCACTGCGCGTTTCTACAACGACAGCTACGTGGCCCTAGCGCCAACGTCAGCGCGATATCGCATCGATAACCCCGATTCCAATACCGAGATCGTGGGCTGGCAGACACTCACTCCGGCGACGTCGAATACCATCACTGTTACAGGCGTTCAAAACGCCATTGTTTGCGACTCAAGCCGCGAAGAACGCCGCCAGCTCACGGTCGAGGCCACGCATACGTCCACGACGTGGAATGCGACGAGGGATTGGTGGATCAAAAACCTTGCCGGTCAAACCTGAGCATTGATTTCAATGGCAGGAGCACCCTTAGGTAACAAGAACGCAGCGAAGCCAAGGATTTGGCATCAAGCGATTGAGCGTGCGCTCGAGACGAGATCGAAATCGCGAATCGATGGCAAGCGCGAGATTGATGCGCTTGCTGAAAAACTTCTTGATTTGGTGGCAACAGGCGACTTGGCCGCGCTCAAAGAGTTCGGCGACCGCATTGATGGCAAGCCAGCCCAGCAGGTCACGCTATCTGGCGATGCTGACGCTCCGCTTCAGGTGCAAAGCATCGGCCTGGTCGATCTCAAGTGACCGCAGCGTCACAAGACGGTCTCGTTACCGTCGCGCTCCCGCCGAAGCTCAAGCCGCTGTTCATCGGTCCCGCTGACGTTCGCGGAGCTTATGGCGGTCGTGGCTCTGCGAAGACGCGCAGCTTCGCGAAGATGGCTGCGGTTAAAGGATTCATCTACGGCAATCAGGGCATCAGTGGAATCATCCTCTGTGCTCGTCAGTACATGAATTCTCTAGATGATTCCTCGCTCGAGGAAGTCAAGCGCGCGATTGAAGACGAGCCGTTCCTGGCTAACTATTACGAGATCGGAGAGAAGTTCATCCGCTCTCGCGATGGGCGCATCAGCTTCGCATTCGCGGGTCTCGATCGCTCGATCAACAGCATCAAGTCGAAGGGACGCATTCTGCTCTGCTGGGTTGACGAGGCTGAGCCAGTCACTGACGAGGCGTGGTCGATTCTCATCCCGACGCTGCGCGAAGAAGGCACTGACTGGAACGCGGAGCTCTGGATCACATGGAATCCGAAGCGCAAGAACGCCGCATGTGATCGCAGGTTTCGTGGGTCAAAAGACCCGTTGATCCGCCTGGTTGAAATGAACTGGCGCGATAACCCCAAGTTCCCGGAGAAGTTAGAGCGCGACCGACAGCGCGACTTGTTAGAGCGTCCAGACCAATACGATCACATCTGGGAAGGGGCGTACGTAAGCGTTGTCGAGGGTGCGTACTTTGCCAAAGACCTCATCCGAGCTCGAGCAGAGCATCGCATCGGCGCCGTCAGTGCCGATCCGCTCCTCACCTACCGGGCGTTTTTTGATATCGGTGGCACTGGCGCGAAAGCTGACGCCGTTGCCATTTGGGTATGCCAGTTTGTGGGTCGCGAGATTCGCGCGCTCAACCACTACGAAGCGGTAGGCCAGCCGCTTGCAACGCATCTCACGTGGCTGCGTTCGAACGGGTACACCGAGAAAAATACGCACATCTGGCTGCCGCACGACGGTGACACGAATGACAAGGTTTATGACGTGTCATATGCGTCGGCGATCAAGGCCGCAGGCTTCGAAGTCGTCGTTGTGCCGAATCAGGGCAAGGGCGCTGCTGCTGCGCGCATCGAGGCCGCTCGCCGTCATTTCCCATCCTTCTGGTTCAACGAGGCCACGACCTCCGCGGGACTGGAGGCACTAGGTTTCTATCACGAGAAGAAGGACGACAAGCGCGATATCGGCTTAGGCCCTGAGCACGACTGGAGCTCGCACAGTGCTGATGCCTTCGGTCTTGCCTGCGTGAGTGCGGAGAAGATCTGGGGCGAGCGCAAGCCTGATACGAAATCCTTCTACGGCTCCTTCCGGCGGGCCGGCTGATGGCTAAGAAGCCAGCACCTGTCGAGAAAGAGAGCAGCCCCAAGAAGGATCTGCTCCTCGAGGCGCGCACTCGCTATAAGCAGTGCTGCGAGTTTGAGCAGATCAATCGCGCTAACTACCGCGAGGATATGAAGTTCATCCATGTGCCTGGCGCGCAGTGGGATGAGACGAGCAAGCGCGAACGCGGCAAAGACCGGCCGATGTATGAGTTCAATCACACTCGCGTGACGGCCAAGAACGTTATCAACGAGATGCGGGCGAACCGGCCCACGGCCAAGTTTCGCCCCACTGAGGACAGCGATAAGCCGATTGCTGAGGCTCGCGAAGGCATCGCGAAGAACATTTGCAGCGCGTCGGACTTCGACTCGGTGCGCGACTATGCGGCCGAACACCAGGTCGGTGGCGGCATGGCTGGATGGCGCGTTGATACTAAGTATGTTAGCGACGACTCGTTCGATCAGGACATTGTCATCTCGCCGATCCACAACCCGCTCTGCATCTACGCCGACTACACATGCCAAGACCCGCTGAAGCGCGACGCTAACTACTGGTTCATCGTCACGCAGATGACGGAAGAGTCATACGAGGCGAAGTACAAGGGCAAAGAGGTATTGGAGTTCACGACTGACGAGCTACTGAACCTTGACGAGGTGAGCGAAGACGGCCGCGTGTGGGTGGCTGAATACTGGAAGAAAGAGCCAGTCGAGCGGCATTTGTGCCAGTTGTCGGATGGCACGGTGATCGACAAGTCAGACCCTGAGAACGTGATTCCTGATGGCGTCACGGTCGTCAAGGAGCGGAAGTTCGCGGGCTGGAAGATCGTTCAGTACATCATCTCTGACTCCTCGATTCTCGAGGGCCCTAACGACTGGGCTGGCCCTGACTTCCCGTTCGTGATCGTCTACGGCGATTACGTCGTCGTCGATGGCAAGCCGCAGTGGTGCGGCGTCGCGCGGTACATGAAAGACCCGCAGCGCGCTCATAACTGGGCGATGACCGGCGTGTTCGAGTCGATCGCGAAGGCAGGCGAGGAGTTCACATGGGTCACGGCCAAGCAGGCCGAGGGCCAGTCAGAGCACTGGGCTGATGCCGATCGCAGGAACCTGCGCTATCGACTCTACAACCCAGACCCGCAGACGCCCGCTCCTCCCACGCGCTCTGGTGAGCCGCAAGTGCCTGTCGCGCTGATGCAGGCCGCGTCGATGTCAACGGATGAGATGAAAGCCTCGTCCGGCATCTTCGATGCGTCGGTCGGCGCGCAGTCGAACGAGACATCAGGCCGTGCGATTGCTAATCGTGCTGCGCAGGGTCGGATCGCGACGTTCAACTTCCAGGACAACATGCTGAAGGGCGTACGTCGCACGTACGAGATCCTCAATAACCTGATCCCGAAGATCTACGACACGCAGCGGTCGATTCGCATCCTGGGCGAGGACGGTACTGAGCGGTTCGTTGAGATCAATAACGGCGTGCATGACCTCAACCGAGGCAAGTACGACCTCGCGATCACCGCCGGCCCATCGTTCGCCACGCAGCGCATGGAAGCAGTCGATGCGTACGTGGGGCTCGCGCAAGGCAACCCGAACGTGATGGCGGGTGCAGCGGACTTGATCTTCAAGGCTATGGACCTGCCATACAGCGACCAGATCGCCGAGCGCATGCGCTTGTTGCTGCCGCCGCCTGTTCAGGCCGCGATCAATAAAGACAAGCCGATTCCTCCCGAGGCTCAGGCCGCGCTCATGCAAGCCGAGCAGACCATGCAGATGGTGCAGGAGCAGGGCCAGCTTGTTCAGCAAGCCTCGGAAGAGGCGAAGGGCGAGAAGGCTGCTGCTGACAAGGCGAAGAGCGACGTTCAGGTGGCGATTGCGAACCTGGAAGTGCAGGAAGCGCAGCTCGCAGTTGATGTCGCGAACTTCAAGACTCTCGTTGCGCAAGAGCAGGCCAAGGCAGCACAGCAACAGGCTGCGGATGGCAAAGAGAACGAGAAGGTGCAGCTCTCAGCTCAGTTGTCGGAAGCGCTCGCGTCGATTCAGACCGACGCTGCGCAATTATTCCAGCAGTACGCCGGCCAGCTCGCGCAGATGCACGGACAGGCCCTAGCTACCGCGCAGCCTCAAGTGATCATCCCGAACCGCCCGCGCGTGAAGCACATCGAGCGGCAGAACGGGAAGCTGGTGCCGGTCTATGAGGATCAGCAGCCCAACCAGACACACGCGCAAGCGCCAATGCAGGGGGCAATGCAGTAGTCATGGCCAAGATCCGCGACCTCCCGCTCGGCACCTACCCGAACGGCACTGTGAGTTTTGGCCCGCGTCTGTTCTCGAACGGTCTCGCGGGCTTTGACATTCGCATCGGCCGCTGCACGACGGCGGACACCAGCATCTGGACGAACGCCACGACCATCGTGACGATCGACTTGCAGTTCTCCTATGACGGCGGCTCTACCTACACGGCGCTGGGCGCGAATAGCTGGAGCGGGCCTGGCGGCATCGTCACGAGTCACGGGGTAGAGATCCCTGAGACCGTTCTCACGTGGGACTTCAATTCCACTGACCCGAACTTCGCGAAGCCGAATGCGCTCAAGGGCCAGATCACGGTGACTGGCGGGCCGATCAAGACGTATCTCGATACGACCCTTGCCTAAATGGCGTTCCGTTCCTCAGCGATCACGAGCTCGAACACTGGCGGCAACCTAACCGCTACGCCTTCAGGGGTTGCAGCTCACGACTACTTGCTTGGTTGGTTTACGCGCGACGGTAACCACGGCGCGCCTACGTATCCATCCGGCTGGACGCAGCGCGGCGCGAACACCGACACGACGCCTGACGGCCAGGACTGCTACAGCTTCGACAAGGACGACGCGACGGGCTCCGACTCGTTCACCGTCACGGATGGCAACACCAACCAGTCGGCGCTGATCACCTCCGCCTACTCGGGACGCAACAACGCGGCGCCTCGCTCAGCGACGCCAGTGGTCACCAGCAACACGTCGAGCAACACGTCGCCTATCTCCGCGACCTATACCGGCATCACGGCGGTTGCAGGCGATGACATCGCGATCCTGATCATGACCGACCAAGTGGCGGCTGATGGTCGTTGGAACGCATCGACGATCACTAACTACACGCAGCAGCGTGACGGCGTCGCCATTGACTGGGTGTCTGGCTTCGGCCTCCAGACCCGCGACAACGTCGGTGGCGGCGCGACCGGCAACTTCGCCGTGACGTGGACGAGAACGACGGGCACTGGCAACGCGGGTTACCGCGGCGTCGTGCATGCGATTGCGTCTTCCGGTGGTGGCGGAGGCGGGACCACCGTCAAACAACTTGCAGCATTGGGAGCTGGGTAAATGGCCGATAATCTCACTCTAAATGCTGGCTCGGGTGGCGCAACCCTAGCTACCGACGACATCGGCGGCACGCACTACCAGATTGTCAAGTTCGCATACGGCGCGCTCGATAGCGCTACGCTGGTTGACACGACCAATCGATTACCGACTGCGGCCGCTCAGTCAGGCACGTGGACTGTCACTGGCGCTGGCGGCACGTTCCCTGTTACGGATTCCGCTGGATCTCTCACGGTTGACGCGCCGGTCGGCACGCCAGTGTTTGTGCGCCTGTCAGATGGCGCGGCAGCGATTACCGCGTTACCGGTCACCGATAACTCTGGCTCACTTACCGTTGATGGCACGGTCGCTGTCTCGTCGGTTGGCGGAACAGTTGCCGTTACGCAGTCCGGCGTATGGTCGCTGTCTGCGAATCAGTCGGTAAACGTTGCCCAGCTAGCCGGCACAACTGCAGACACGAATTCCGGCGTGAAGTCAGCCGGCACGTTGCGCGTGGTGCTCGCAACAGATCAGCCAGCGCTGACGAACAAGCTGCTTGTAACGCCTGACTCTGTAGCTCTGCCGGCTAACCAATCGGTCAACGTCTCGCAGATCAATGGCGTCACGCCTCTCATGGGCAATGGCGTTACGGGCACCGGCAGTCCGCGCGTGACGATCGCGAGCGACAACACTGCATTCACTGTCAACGCAGCACAGTCTGGTACGTGGACGGTGCAGCCGGGCAATACGGCTAACACGACGGCATGGCTAGCCAGCCTGCGTCCAGGCACATCTGGTGGATTGTCTAAGTTCCACCTTGTCTCTGGCGCATCGACCAATGCCACGAACGTCAAGGCGTCTGCCGGCCAGTTGTTCGGCTGGTACATCTACAACTCAAACGCCGCAGCTAGAAAGGTCGCGTTCCACAACACATCAGGCACGCCAACGGCAGGCACAAGCGTTACCGACGCATTCGTGATCCCGCCTGGTAGCGCTGCGAATTCGTTCTCTGACATCGGCATTGCGTTCTCGTCAGGCATCGGCATCACAACGGTTACTGATCTCACAGACGCCGGATCGACTGCCGTTGCCGCTAACGATCTTGTGATCAATCTCTACTACGCGTGAGTAACGCTGACTCGTGCTGCTTTGGATACTCAACCTTGATTTCGCCGCAAGTCCAGCCGATGCGCCGCCTCCAGTTGTCGTTATTGACACGCCTAACACAGGCGGCTATGGATTCTTCAACGAATACGACGCGTACCGACGCAGACGACGGAAGCGCGAGGAAGAAGAGCGCCAGGCTCGCATCGAATCCGATGAGATCCAGGCTGCACTCGATCGCGAGATCGCAATGCTCCTGCGCGAGCAGGAAGCAAAAGACGCAGAACGCGCCGAGCTCGAACGCATTCAGGCACTCGCCGACAAGTTCTCCGGCACGAAGCAGCCCGTTAGCCGGCGCGTCTCTGCCGCTCTGCTCAAAGCCTACGAAGAGCGCACACGCAACGCATTGGAACAGCTCGCCCGAGAGATCGAGCGAATGCTGGAAGAAGAGGAAATGGCCGTCCTGCAAATCCTGCTGAACGACGACTAGTGATACCGCCGCCTACCGGCGGATTTCAAGTGTGAATTGAAGGTGATATATGGAAAGCCAAGCTGAAATTGCGAGCCCAGCCGAAGACGCCAAGGCGGATGCCGACGCGACTGCGAACGGGACTGACGGGTCAGCGCCGTCCGGTGATGAAACCACCGCTGCCAAGACCGAAGCTGCCAAGAGCGAGAGTCCTGAAAAGAAACGGGACGAGGTTCAAGAGCGTTTCGACAAGCTCACTCGAGAACGTTACGAGGCTCAGGCCAGGGCGGAAATTGCCGAGGAACGCAGGTCAGCTCTAGAAGCAAGACTCGCGGCCCTTGAGCAAGAGACAGCGAAACGAACTGAGGTCGCGCCTCAGAACGCACCAACCCTTGAGCAGTTCGGGTACGACGAAGGGAAGTATCAGGCCGCTCTGTACAGCCATCTCACACAGACCGTTGGCGCGAAACTGCGCGACGAGATCCTAGGAGAGATCGAGCAGACAGAGACGAAGCGCAAGAGCCAGGAGACTTATCAGTCCTGGGAAAAGCGCGAAGCCGACTTCATCAAGTCGCAACCGGACTACGTGGATAAGGTCAAGAACGCGCGATCCCTGCCTATCTCGAAAGAGCTTGCGGCAGAGATCATGCAGATGGATGACGGTCCGCAGATTGCCTACTACCTGGCTGAGAACCGCGCCAAAGCAGAGCTCATCGCAAAGCTACCGCCGGCCGCTCAGTTCCGAGAACTAGGCCGTATCCAAGCGCAGCTAGAAGGATCGAAGCGATCCGCTGCACCTCCAGTGAGTAAAGCACCGCCCCCGACGCCGAAGGTCGACGCGACGGACGCACCCGCCAATTTCAAGGTGGACAGCGCCGAAAGCGATCAGCTCTCAGACGCCGAGTGGACGCGGAGACGTAACGCTCAGGAGGCCGCTCGTAGACGGCGTGTCTCCTAACACTGGAGATCTAGCTAAGTGGCAAACAACCTTCTCACTAACCTCATCATCACGCGGGAAGCGGCTCGTGTCCTTCACCAGGAAGGCACGTTCCTCACCAGCGTGAACCGTGAGTATCGCGATGAATTCGCGAAGTCCGGCATGAAAGCCGGTGACACCATCAACATGCGCCTGCCGTCGAAGTACACCGTTCGTACGAACGCGACCTTCGCTGGCCAGGATCATTTCGAACGCTCCACGCCGCTCGCCGTGCTCTCGCAGTACGGCGTTGACGTGTCGTTCACAACGAAGGATCGCACGCTGTCTCTGGACGATTACAGCAAGCGCGTGATTCGTCCTGCGATGAAGCAGCTAGCCGCGAAGATCGAGTATGACGCGCTGAACGCGGCCTACAAGGTCGTGAACAACGGCGTCAACGCGACGACCAACACGGTGCTGACGTACCGCTACTTCCAGAAGATGGCTCAGCGTCTGACGGAAGAGCTCGCCCCCGAGGGCGATCGTACGGCGATCATCAACCCGGCGTCGGTTGTCGAATTCCTCGACTCGACCAAGGGTCTGTTCGCCGCGCAGTCGAACCTGAATTCGCAGTTCCGCGAAGGCATGATCGGCCGCACGGGCGGTCTCGATGTCGGCGAAAACACGCTGCTTCCGCCGCATACCACGGGCACGATGGCCGGCTCCCCGGTCACCTTCGGCACGACGCTCGGCCTCTCGACCACCGCGAATTCGTGGGTCTCCACGACTGCGCTGTCGGTCACGGGCGCCACGGCGACGGGTACCGTCAAGGCTGGCGACATCATCACGCTGTCCGGCGTGTATGCGATCCATCCGGAGTCGAAGGCCAACAGCGGTCGCTTGCAGCAGTTCGTTGTGCAGGCGGACGTTACGATGACGACGGCGACCAGCACGTACACCGTGACGGTAAAGCCGGCGCTCATCTGGGGTTCCGGTAACGCGTTCCAGAACGTGGCGCTCTCTGGTGTCTCTGACACCAGCGCGCTGACGGTCACGCGTCTCGGCGCTTCGGCAACCTCGTTCGCGCAGGACATCGCGTTCCACAAGGACGCATTCGCCTTCGCTTCTGTCGATCTCGAGGACATGTCTCCGTACGGCGCGAATTGCGTGCGTGCGGTGTCCGACCAGATCTCCATGCGCTTCATCCAGCAGTACGACGCGGCGGCGGACACGGTCCGTGGTCGATTCGACGTGCTGTGGGGTTTCGCGCCGCTCCTGCCGGACCTCGCGTGTCGGCACCTCACCCAGCAGTCCCTCCTCAACCTCTAACGGAGTGGGCCGGCCTAACAAGCCGGCCCTTCTTCTTCGCGCACATGGCATTCAAACACAAACAAGCCTTGGCACCGCTTCACGTCTATATCTGCACGCCTGCCTACAACGGCGAGGTGGACAGCGACTACTCACAGTCGCTCGCAGAGACCGCGTTCTGTTGCCCTATGTACAACATTCAGGTGACGGCCGGCGTGATCGGCAACGTGGGCTTCATCGAGCTCGCGCGAAACATGTTCGTGAAGAAGTTCCTGGAGGAATACCAGGACTGTACGCACCTCATGTTCATTGATGGCGACTTGAAGTTTGAGTCGCGCGCGTTTGTTGGTCTGGTGCGTTCTGGCTTGCCGATTTGCGCGGGTCTCTACCGTCGCCGGCAACCGAATGAGGACTACCCGGCGAAGTACGCCGAGAACCCTGACGGTGGTGGTCTGTGGTTTGTGAATGACTGGCTCCAGTGCGAGCGAGTCCCAACAGGATTTTTGTGTATCCGTCGCGATGTGCTCGAGCAGATGGCGGCGGAAGCTCCTTGCATGGAGGTCGCTGACCAGAAGGGCGGTGTCCCCTGGTTGTTCGACCTCAAGAAAGAGGAGGTGATCGACTCTAAGCGCCCGGTCGCCAAGACCTACGGCGAAGCGCAGAAGATGGTGGCCGAAGGGCTAGACCCGTCCGGCTCGTTCCGTCTGATCGGCGAGGACTACACGTTCTGCGACAAGTACCGCGCCAAGTACGGACAGAACATTCCCGTGTGGTCCA